TTATTCAAAGTACTCTTTATTTATGAAATTGAATTTTGACATTTCTCTTGACTTTTGTTCGTCAATGACTGCTATATAAGGTTTCATTGTTTCGTAATCTTTATGCCCAGTAAATTTCATAATAACAGTTTCCGGAATTCCTAAATAAATTGATACAACAACGAAGGTTCTTCTGCCTATGTGCGTTGACATGTGAGACCAGAATGGATTTATCTCTTCATACCTTTTGTTTCCAATATAATATGTTGTTGTTATAAGTTCATTAAACTCTAATAGTTGACCTATTGTTTTTAATAGATCATTTGTGTTTTGCATTGAGCTAACAGGAAGGGCAAGGCCTTTTGGGGTTTGTTGGTCTTTATATTTCTCCAGTAAAGCTTTTGAATAATCATTAAGATTGATATTCAGTCTATTTATGGTTTTTGCGGTAACGGTTTTAAATGATTCTTCTTTTATGTCTGTTTTTTTTAGCTTTTCAACATCTGAAAATCTCAAGGAAGAGAAGCAGCAGAACGCAATCACATCTCGTACATGTTCAAGATTTTTTTGATCTTCATTAAATTTATAATTATAAAACTTTAGTAGTTTATCAATAGAAAAATAAATAACATCATTCAGGTCCGAATCAATTCCTTTGAATTTAGGAGAAAAAGTTTCGTGTAAATCTCCTGGGTAATACTTTTTCCTTTTGGCCCACCTAAGAAATGCTTTAAAGTCTTTTATGTTTTTATTTACAGTTGTATTTTTATGTGGCTCTTGTATTTTTATTTCTCCTTTCTTTGTTTCTATTTTGGGTTTAGTTTGGAAATATCGAATTATGCTTAGAAGGTCCTCTTCAGTTAAAGTTAGTAAATCAAGGTCTGGGTTGAACATTCTAAAATGATTCCTTATCTTGTTATGTTTTCTAACAGTTCCTTCAGACCACTGATCCTTTATGCTTACTTCTTCTATGAACTTTTCATAATACTTTTGAACAAGGTGTACTTCTTTTATTACTTCTGTTGGAAGTTTTCTTTTATAACGGTTATTGAAAGTATCTTTAAGTTCTTTTGGACTTGGAAATCTTTGTTCGTGATAGTCGTAATCTTTGAATATATTATCAATGATACTTTCTACTTCATTAAGTTCACTGTTTTCAGTTGAGAACTTTTCAGAACTTCTTTGGGTTTCTTTATTCCAATACTCTTCATTTACATATATACCTGTATGTAAGGGTGGTCTTTTTCCAGCATAAGATACAAGAGCCCGGACTGAGTAATATCCGGGCCTTGAAAGACTTTTATTGTGTAGGTAGAAGTTAATTTTGTATTTCAACATCTTCTTCTGCTTCTTTTATTTTTTTTGAAATATTTTTTATCATGTTACCAATGCCAAATAATAACCATTCTAAAGAAATATTGAAATATTTAGCTAAAACATAAAAAGCTTCAATATCTAAAGATTTGTATGCATACCCTTTTTCCGGTTTGTATCCACTCCTTACGTTAATATATCTCACTCTATTAAACCCGTATTCTTCACAAAAAGGTCCAAGTCCAGATATTTTTTTTGTGAAAATAAGAAACTCTATTGCCTGAAAAAATCTATCGTTTATGTCTTTGGTTGGTGCTTTCATATTTTTTTATTTTACCAGTCTGAGGATGAGTTATTAATTGAATTAGTATATTGAGAAGTATTATCTCTTATAATATCTTTTATTTTATTTAAAGCCATTTCACTCATTCTTTTTTCAATGTCTATTTTTGATAATTCTTCTTTTATAGATTGTTGTTTTTTAGGCTTTGTCTCTTTACTTAGTTTTTGTTCTAATTCTAATTTTCTATTCTCAGAATTTTTAATTGCTATAAAAGAAGGATATGTAAGTGATATATCACTTCCCATAATATTTTGAAGAATTTTAAAGTTGTTGACAGAGTATCTATACTTATTATCTTTAATATCAATTGTTACTTTATATGATCCTGAAATACTGAAAAATTCACTAATAGGAAAATAAGGTGTTTTTTCATTGTAGCTGATTATTCCAATATTGGAATCATCTGTATCAATAAAGCTCTTTGCCCTTTTAGAAGAATCATTTAAAAACAATTTAATTCCTTTGTAAATGTCCATTTTGTTTTTACCAGGAATATCAATGATTTGTGTAAATGTATAGTCGTCTCCAACTTCTTTAAATTCTTGAGCAAAACTTAATACTCCAATACTAAATGCTAAAAGTGTAATTATTTTTTTCATGTTACTTTGATTCTTTTGTTTTTATTAATCTGTCGAGATGTATTTGTTTTTCATATTCTGTTTTTCTGGAAACTAAAACATGATCTTTGAATGTTATTTTAAATAAACCTTCATCATGATAAAAAGATGTTCCGAAAATTCCATCAGGTCGTATTCCATATTCTCTAAAATCACTCCTTAGTAAATAGATGACATCATCATTTTCAGTGTAAATCTCATTTTTTTCAATATTTAAAATGTAACTTCTATATATATTATATATTTCATTATAAATACGATTGTATTCAGATAGCGTCTCGTCATTATTACTTGCAGATCTTATATGACGGCTGATGTCATAGCATTTCATCACTACGCTATAAAAATATTTATTTATTCCTTTTAATGTTACTAATGAATCTACTTTATTAATATATTCTTCATATATATACTCCAGTATTCTAATTAAATTAAAATTAAAATTAGCATCTAATTTTTCTAAGAATTTTGGGTCGTAATCTTTTAATGGAATGTTATTTTTGTCAATATACGATTGAAACGTTGTTATATTTGAATTGATAGAGTCGAAAGTGTTAAATAGCTCATTAAGATCGTTTGTTTTTGATATTGTTCTTAGGTTGTCATTTATAATTATAGTATGCCTTTTTAAACTTGATTCTATTTTTTTTACAATTTCATATAATTCTTGATCTGTATATTTTTGTCCCTTGTGTATGATAGGTAATTTATTTGCGTAAAAGTTTGAATGATTTATATATCTTATTTGATTATTCCTGTTTTCTAAATCTTCATCGGTAAAACTTGCCTCATCTGATTCTTTGGATTTTAACAACTTATTTTCTTTTGGGGGGATAGATATGGTTTTTCTTGTACCACTTTTAGACGTAGTGATAATAACAATAATAAAAACTAAGGCACATAGTATGTATACTTCCCAACCGTCCATTTATGTTATTTCAAATCTCTTACTGGTGGCCTGAAACCTACAATTTTACGAAATATATAAAACCCAATTATGTCTTCCAGCGGAACATTGTAATCTTCAAAATCAGGATTGTATGAATGACAACGTACATAACCTAAGTCAGTATTGTGTTCTACTATCTGTTTAAGTGCTTGACCATCTTTGGCGTCAACGACAAATAAATTACCTCTTATTGGAAGTTTGTCCCCATTATTTAAATAATACCTTTTAATAAGTATGTTAGCGCCGTCTGGAATTGAATATTCTGTACCATCATACATGGAAGGTCCATCTACTCTTACAACCAGATATTCACCATTGTCGTATTCTTTAGGTACAAGTAAGGTTTTCTTTTTATATCCGGAACTAGTTCTATTTAGTGGGCCTGCAGCAACGGATAAATCTCGATATTCAACCTCCATATATTCATCACTGTCAACTTGAGTAACAGTATCATCTTTGCGTCTTGAAGGAACGCTGTAATTAGGATCTAATTTTTTTCCTTCCATAGAAATCATTTCTCCCTCTCCCGTTAATAGCCAATCTATATTCAAATCAGAATACCTTTCTTTGATTAATGATAATTTATCAGGTTGTATAGATTTTCTAATAGCATTAACATATCCTTTCGAGACGCCAATTGTTTCAGAAAAGGCTTCTTGTGTAATATTTTTACTCTTCAGGTAAAATTTAATTCTCTCTCTTACAGACATTTGTAAATTTTAACATTAAAAAATATAGCAATGCTATTGTTTTATTGTATAGATATGTTATATATTTGTATAACAATAATGATAGCATTGTTATGTTTTATCTTTTTGATAAATCAAATATAGCAATATTGTAACAATGACTAGTAATACACAAATATTAAAGTTATGGAAAATGTAAAAAAAGAAGTGATTACAATCAAAGGTATGTCTGTGAAGTTCGATGTAAGTATAATGACTATTTACAGAAAATACTTGCCGAATCTGGAACCTCTATTTAAGGAGAAAACTGTCATTTACTATGATTGGCAAAAAGCAAAAGAACTTCATGAGAGCTTTAATAGTAAGCTTAAAAACTTCAAAGTTATCGCCTAATCCCCAATATTATGGAAAGTAAAGTAAAACCTGAAGTATACACTATAGAAGCAACCTTAAAATATTTAGGAATTAGCCGCACAACATTTGAAAGATACGCGAAGCAGCATCTTACACAGCTTGAATTGGATAAAGGAAGAAGGTTTTGGTTATGTGATGAAGTTCACGAAATGAAAATACAGATGAAGAAAGTTAAAAGCGAAAAATATAATGTAATAGCATAATCATGAATCTTGAAGCCAAACTATCAAAAAGAGAAGCTGAAGTTGCTGAAATTTTAGCTTTTACAATGGACCGTTCTGCAGCAGCTAACAAGCTTTGTATTTCAGAGGGAACCCTTTCGGCACATTCATACCGAATTTATGAAAAACTTCAGATCAACACTAAAGCAGAGCTTGTTATCTGGTGGTTTATGAAAAAGCTTGGAGTTAAGAAGGAGCAGATTCCTTACTTCAAATTAGTACCAGTCCTTATTCTTTGTTTCGGGATATTATCAGAGAAAGAAATGATTTGCCGGAGACGCTTAAGAGTAGATAGGATGGCCAGAGTAGAAATAAAAATCACAGCATAATATGAAACTAAAGAAAATACTAAACGCCATTCTGGTTTTAGAGATCATTTGGGTCTTAGCTATATCAGAAACTTCAGATTTGAGACTGTTAATGTGGACCATTGCAATGATGGGGCTTACATTGCTCGCAAGAGTTAATCATAAGCAGATATATCATTTTTTTCAAGAAAAAGAGAAGGTATGAGACTGCTAGCAATTTTATTTGGTATTGAGATTCTCTTTATTGATTATCATACCCAGACTTACAAATATTGGTTCAACAATAAATTATACTAAAAATGTACACAGATATATTAGAAAAGCCCTTTGGAGAAGTCACAGTTAATGATTTTTTCAGTCTTTTTTTCTCAGGTAAAAATATTATAGGGCAGCGAGAAAAAGAGGTTCAAAAAGAAGAAGAGCCGGAAGAGCCTTCTTGGGACAAATTTGATTACGGAATTGATGGATTAGCCAGGATTTTAGGTTGCGGAAAAACAAAGGCTCAAGAAATCAAAAATACAGGACTTCTGGACAAAGCTATTACAAAAGCTGGTAAGAGATTAATGATCCACAAAGAAAAAGCACTAAAGCTCTACCAAGACAACATTCATAAACTACAATAATAAAAATTCCCTTCGCAAAATGAAAAATATATTCTTAAAACAACTTAGTCTTTATCACTTTAAAGGAGTTACTAAAAAAGTTATTGATTTTACTAATCAAGTAACTGATATATGCGGTCCTAATGGTTCCGGAAAGACTACAATTTTTGACGCTTTCACGTGGTTAATGTTTGGTAAAGATTCTCATGATCGTAAAGATTTCGAGATTAAAACGCTTAATCCAGATGGTATTAATCTTAATAAGGTTGAGCATACTGTGGAAGGAATTCTTTCTATAGATGGTGAAGATTTGCTTCTAAAGAAGATCTACAAAGAAAAATGGGTAAAGAAGCAAGGTGAACTTGAGCCTACTCTTCAGGGACATGAAGTAGCTTGTTATATTAATGATGTGCCTAAAAAGGTTACTGATTATACTAAAGAAATAAATGAGCTTCTGGATGAAAGTTTATTTAAACTTATAACTAATCCAAAGTATTTTTCTTCTCTTCCATGGAAGAGTCAAAGAGACATTTTGTTTACCATTTCCGGGACAATTTCTGATACAGAAATAGCTGCAGGAAATAAGGTGTTTCAAGAATTACTTGACAAAATAGGAGGCAAAAGTTTATCTGATTACAAAATCCAAAAAGCAGCAGAGAAAAAGAAATTAAAAACTGATCTTGACGTTATTCCTACTCGTATTGATGAAGTAGAAAAGGGAAAGCCAGAAACTGTTGATTTTTCTGAAACAGAAATGATTTTGGTAAGCAAAAAAGAAGAGCTTCAAAAAATTGAAGATGAAATCCTGAACATCAATCAGGGGTATGATAAGCAGTTTGCAGAGTTTTCTTCTGCTCAAAATGAGATTAATCAGTTAATATCAAAGCAAAATGAAATTGTATTTGCTGAAAAACAACGTCTCAATCAAGGAAATTTTGATTTAAGAAATAATAAGCTTGAATTACAGAGAGACTTATCAAGTTTTGAAAAACAACTTTTTATAAAAAAATCTGAGTTTGATCAGAATGATAAAGCAATAGAAACTGTTAATAATAAAATAGTTGCTCTTCGTGAGAAATGGATTAAAGAGAATGAAAAAGAATATGTTGCTACTGATTCTGGATTATTATGTCCTGTATACAATATTATATGTGGAGATAGTAAAGCAAATGAACTTCATACTGAGAATCAAAATAAAGCTTTAGAAACTTTTAATACATCCAAAATAGAGACTCTAAACAAGATAAATGAAGAAGGACAAAATTATAAATCTCAACTTGAGCCACTTCAGGAAAACAGTAACAATATTTTAGCTGAAATTCAGAAGATTGAAGGACAAATAAAAGTGGCAAAAGGGCGAATAAATAATTTGCCAGCAGAAGCTGTAGTAGAAGTAATTCAGGAACAGTTATCTGAATGGGTTGATATTGAGAAGGAAATTCAACAAAAGAAAGAAGCGTTAACGAGCGTTGAAAGACCTAGTACTTCAGAACAAGTATCTAAAAGAGCAGAACTAAAATCTGAAATAGAAAAATACCAGAATATTCTTTCCCGAAAGGACCAAATTGAGCGTGCAGATAAAAGAAAGGCAGAATTGGAAGCTGATGGCCGAAAGTTATCACAACTTATAGCTGACATAGAAAAAGATGAATATGTAGCTCAAAATTTTGAATTTGCTAAGATTGAAGAGTGTGAAAAGCGTATTAATAGCCGCTTTGAATATGTTCAATTCAAGCTTTTTGATACACAAATCAATGGATCTGTAATTGAAACATGTGAGGCCACTGTTGATGGCGTTCCGTATGCCGATGTAAATACAGCAAGCCAAATCAATGCAGGTCTGGACATCATAAATGTTTTATCTTCTTTCCATGCTGTAGCTGCTCCAATCTTTGTTGATAACAGAGAGAGTGTAGTGGAGATCCGGATGACAAATTCCCAAATTATAAACCTTCGTGTAACGTTGGATAAAGAACTTTCAGTAAAATAAAAGTATTATTATAATACTTTATAACTATATTTTAATATAAAAATTATTTAATAACAATAAAAATCCCTTCGTATTATGAGTACAAAAAATCAAGCGCAGGAAGCGCAAAACACACAAGTAGCTAATACAACTCCTGATAAAGGAATAGTTACTTATCAGGTAGCTGGTCAAGATGTGAAATTATCTTACAAAATAGTTAGAGATTTTCTTACAAAAGGTAATGGACAAGTATCTGATCAAGATCTTACACAGTTTATTTCTATTTGTAAATACAATCAATTAAATCCATTTCTGAATGAAGCTTATCTGGTGAAATTCGGAAGCCAAGCTGCCCAAATTATTGTTTCTAAAGAAGCGTTTTTCAAAAGAGCAGATGCATGCCCTAATTATCAAGGGATTCGTGCCGGAGTTATTGTTCTGCGTGAAGGCCAACTTTTAGAGCTTGAAGGAAACTTCAAACTAAAAACAGACGAACTTCTTGGAGGTTGGGCGGAAGTGCACAGGGATGATAAAAAGTTTCCTGTTATAGCAAAAGTTTCTTTAGAGGAATATGATAAAAAACAATCTACCTGGAACGAGAAGCCTTTAACAATGATTGCAAAGATTGCAAAGGTACAGGCATTACGTGAAGCATTTCCTGCGCAACTAGGAGCAATGTATACTCAAGAAGAACAAGGTAGCACGGTTGATGCTGAGTATTCTGTTGTAGACTATAAAGTAAATAGAGAAATAGAAGTCAAAGCTAATCAGGAAGTTTTAGAAATAGCTATTGATTCTGAACCCGCACCAAAAATTCCTACAGCTTCTCCGGAAATAGCTTTCCCAGAAGAAAAGAAGAAAAACGAACCTAATTTCTAAATACAATTATATGGACCAATTATTTGATAGCTCAATGCCGAAGCATGAACGTATTGTTCAACTGGAATCAATGGCATGTAGAATTGAAGAGGGTAAATACTTCAAAAAACTCAGTAAAGAAGACATAGAGTCAAAAAAGGAAAATCTTTCTGATAACATTATTAAGCTTTCAGAACTTGAACAGAAAAAGAAAGATTACGTGCTGGAAAACAAAGGACAACAAAAACCTTTGCTCGAAGACAACAAATTACTGATTGAAGTTATAAAAACTAAACAGGAAGAAAAGAATGGACGGATCTACTATATAGATCAGCAGGAAGAAGGTCAAATGTACATCTATGATGAAGATGGAAATCTGATTGATCAAAGAAGACTTAGACCAGACGAAAAACAAACAACAATTTTCTCAATTAATAAACACGTAAGTAATGGATAACAAATTAAACATCACAGTAGAAAACGGAGTGAAAACTCTTTTCATCGGACAAGCATTAACACCTAAAGAGGCTCTGCAATTTGAAGCAAGTGGAGATATAAATGCAGTGAAAACATTCTTAGAAAAAAGAAATGTTTCAAATGCATTCCAAGGCTACAATAAAGATTATTCTGTTATAATTTTTAACAAAGAAAAGCTTTCAATACAGCTTTTTGTTAACCCGAATGACGAATTAGCAACGATAATTAATGCTAAAGGTGAATATTCAAATGAATTGCAAGAGTTTGGAATTAACCAGAACAAAATGTTCAACCGGGATCAATTAATAAAGATTCTTCGTTTCAACAGAAGATTTTTCCCGAATAAAGAAGAAAACGCAAATCTCCTTCGTGCATATCAATCTTTTACAGCTACAGTTAATAAGCAGATTGAAAATACTTCTGATTTGAGAGGCAATAAAATTCAGGCACTTAACAAACAAATTCAAACAGATTTGCCGGAAAGCTTTGTTCTTTCAATTCCGATTTTCAAAAACTCAGTACCTGTAAGTTTTCCAGTAGAAATATGCATTGAAGAAACAGATGCTGGTGTAAGATTTTGGTTTGAAAGTATTGAATTATCTGAGCTTTTAGAATTAAGAGTTGATGAAATTTTTGGAGAACAGCTAGAATATTTTGAAGCTTTAGGCATTCCAGTAATTCAGAAATAATTATACACATGAATACCAGCGGCAACAATGAAGTATGGGAATACATAGAAGACTATGGGTATTACCAAATATCAAATTATGGAAGAGTAAAGTCTTTTCATTTTGATAAAATTAATGGACATATACTTTCGATGTATAAGCCAAAAGAAGATTACATCTCTGTTACTCTATCCAAAGGAGGTAATGACAAGAAAACTTTTAAAGTTCATGAACTTGTTGCCGCTGTATTTATAGGAAAAAAGCTCTATAAAACAAGAAAAATTGATATTGATCACATTGATGGTAATAAGCAAAATAATCACATTGACAATTTAAGGTATTTGGATAAAAAAAGTCATTTCAAAAAAACACTGAAAGACAATCCGGAAATGCTTAAGCCAATGATAAAATATAATACCGAAATAAGGCCAAAAACAGTTATGCAGTATGATCTTAATGGAAATTTTATTGCAGAATTCAACAATGCTAAAGACGCTCAAAGGTCTACTGGTATTTTAAGCAGAAATATTCTAATGGTAGCAAATAAATCCTATTACAATAAAGAGAAAAAATTAATTAGGAAACAAGCTGGAGGCTATTCCTGGAAATTTAAAAATTAAGAAATAATGATTTTAAAAGTATTAGGATCTTCTTCATTTGGCAATTGCTATATTATTGAAAGCGATAATGAAGCTTTAATTCTTGAAGCTGGTATAAATTTTCAAGAGGTACAAAAAGCATTAGGGTTCAACCTTGCAAAGGTAAAGGGATTATTATGTACCCATTCCCATGCAGATCATAGTAAGTATGTAAATGAATTTTCAAAAAGGAGAATACCGGTTTACACAAGCGAAGACACTTTCAAGACTTGTAAATGGAGTTTTGAATGTAATTTTATTGCTGCAGGAATTTTATTTCAAATAGGAGATTTTAAAATTCTTCCCTTTAAGGTAAAACATGATGTGCCGTGTTTAGGTTTTTTTATTAACCATCCAAAAATTGGAAATCTGGTTTTTGCTACTGATACTTATTATTTACCAAATCGCTTTGCTAATGTAAATCACTGGCTTATAGAGTGCAATTATAGAAAAGATATTCTGGATTATAAAACTCCAGAAGGTTTCAATAAGATTCTAAGAGATCGTACTCTGCAATCCCACATGAGTTATGATACATGTATTTCAGCTTTAAAAGCAAATGATCTTACCATGTGTAAAAATATAGTCCTTATTCACCTCTCTGATCGCAATAGTAATGCAAAAGAATTTCGTGAAGGAGTTGTGAGGAATTTTGGAAAACCAACCTATATAGCCCAAAAAGGGCTTGAAATCAATTTAACAGAAATACCATTTTAGATAATGAAAATAAAACTTATTGAACTCTTTTCCGGAATAGGAGGCTTTACAAAAGGTTTACAAGATGCCGGATTCGAAATAGAAGAACATTATTATTCAGAAATAGACAAACATTCAATTGCTAACTATAAATACAATTTCCCACATGCAAAACACATCGGTTCAGTTACAGATATTTCCGGAAGAGACTTTAAAGGAATTGACATTATCACATTTGGATCGCCTTGCCAAGATTTCAGCATTGCAGGAAATGGAGAAGGATTGGGAGGAAAAAGGAGTGTTCTTATCCTCGAGGCAATTAGATTGGTTACTGAAATCAGACCACCTGTATTTATCTGGGAAAATGTTAAAGGAGCTTTCTCCAGCAACTCTGGCGCAGACTTTTGGGCAATTATCCAAGCCTTTGCCAACATTGGGGGCTATAGACTTGAATGGCAATTGCTTAATACAAAGTGGGTTTTACCCCAAAATAGAGAGCGGATATTCCTTATCGGACATCTTGATGGAAGAAGTAAGCCCGGCGTATTTCCTTTCTCAGAAGACAATTTCGGGTTTAATGAAAGGTCAATCGAAACCACAAATATTAGAACATTAACAGCAGGTGGGCATTCCGGAGGGCTTCATTCTTCAATGACTTTAATAAGCAGCTTTGGGAGAAATGAGAAGCAAAAATTAAGCATAAAAGAAAATGCTGATGTAGCAAATTGTCTTACATCCAGAATGCACAAAGATTTTAAAGAGAATATGATCCACATTGGAGCAATTAGGGGGCGCAATCCCGAAAATCCTAAAAGTAGAAAATCTGGATTATCAACTGAGCAAATGTTAGAGATTAATGAGAATGGGTGTTCAAACACTCTTACATCAGTGCAGAAAGATAATGTTGTGGTAACTAAAAATTATTTGCAATGGGACACGAATGGTAAGGGGCAAAAATCACAACAGGATAGAGCTTTTTATGAAAATGGAAGCATGGGTACTATACCAAGTTCAAGAACAGAAAATAAAGTAAATGTTTTACTAAATGATAGTTCAATAAGAAGACTAACAGAAATAGAATGTGAACGCCTTCAGGGATTTCCAGATGATTGGACAAAATATGGGGTCTATGAAAAACAGGTTTGGATAAATAAGAAAGAAGGAACCTTTGAAATAGTGGAAGGAGTTAAAGAAGTTCCGAAAACACAAAGATATAAACAGCTTGGAAATGCAGTAACTGCAAAAATAATACTTGAAATAGGTATAAGGCTTAAAAATTTAATGACATGAACAACACAAGAGATTTAGCTTACCATAATATTTTGGAAAAGCTACCAACAAAAAGAAAACAGGTCCTTTCTGCATTAATGGAAATACAGCCGGCCTGTTCGTTTGACATTGCAACTTATTTAGGCGTTCCTCCTAATGAGGTAACCGGAAGGCTAAATGAGTTAAAGATCTACGGATTTATAAAAATACTGACAGTTTCAGAAGGAGCAAAAGGCCACCTGAGAGAGTTTTATACAGTTGTTGAAAGTCCATCTGAAATAAAAAATCATCAAGATCAAATTTTGAACGCAAAAGAAGCCGAAATAAGACAGTTAAATGATGCAATTGACATTGTACCTAATCAATTAGCCAAACGTGTCTTAATCAACGAAAAAAATAAGGCTGCTAAAGTTTTAACAATGGTCCAGAAGGCCGCAGTTTAATAATTACTATCAAAACATCATGAAAGATCCAGCATTTTTATTTTATACAGGTGATTTCATATCTGGAACGCAAGAAATGTCATGTAGTGAAGTAGGTGCGTATCTGCGCTTACTAATGTATCAGCATCAACATGGTCATATCCCAAATAACAAATCAAGAATGATGCGTATTTGTGGAATATTCATTGAGAGTGAGTTTGATGAGATATGGGATATTGTAGGAGGTAAATTCAACCAAACGGATAACCATTTGGTTAATAAAAGAATGACCATTGAGGCAACTAAGAGGAAAGAACACCGACCTAAAAAAATAGCATCAGCTACACTTGCTGGATTAATTTCTTCCACTAAAAACTTGACTCAAGAACAACGATTTACAATTAAAAAAGCTTTTAAAATAGATGATTATGTTGATATACCAATAGAAGAAATTAATATAAAAGTAAAAGAATGGTTTAACATCGAAGTAACCAAATTGGTTAACCAAATGGTTAACAATTTAGAAAATAGAAATGAAGATGAAAATAGAAATGAAAATATTATAAGTAATAATATTAATAAGGCTGGCTCTAAAAGCATTTTTGATAAGGCAACTTCTGTTAGTATTCTAAAAGATCGACCAATTTCAATGGACAGATGGATTAAATCAAGTAGGCTTAGCAAGGACCAAATCATTGATAAGATAGATGAATTCGCTGAAAAGAAAATAGATTGGGAAGAAAATGATTGGAAAACGGAAGGAGATCTTGTTAAAAACTTTGAATTCTGGCTTGCTAAAAACTCCCACACTGTAGTAAATAACTTTAAAAACTGGACATCAGAAGAATTCAAAAATGAAGTGGGGAAATTTCAAAACACATTTTCAAAGAAAATGCTAACTGACTTCCTTCGCTATTATCGACAGGAAACGGAACACGGTAAAATGAGATTTCAGGAATTGAAAGCTTGGAATACTGAAGATCAACTTAAAATCTGGAAAGCAAATGAAAAATAATACATTAAGTGAACTTATAGAACCTTCAGGAAAGCAAATTCCTAAAAATATTGAATTTGAAAAGCTTGTTATTGGTTCACTAATAATTGACACAGGGGCTATAAATATTGTAAAGAAAAGATTTGGAGATAAACCTGAAATATTTTTTGATCCAAAACATGTTGAAATTTACAATGCTGTTTTAGCTTTACTTGAGGCTGATAGTCCGATTGACATGATTACAATTATTGACCAGCTAAAAAAGACAAGTAAATTAGATTTAGTTGGTGGAGATTCTTATATCATTGAACTTACTACTTCAATTTCATCCACAGCAAACCTTGAATTTCACTGTATGTCTGTTTTACAGGCTTACATTTCCAGACAATTGATTAATATTTGCTCAGAGACTATTTCAAAGCTTTATAGACCTGAATCAGATACTTTCAAAGATTTTGGTTTTCTCGTTGACAAAATGAATGAAATTGAAGAGCTTGTTGCCAGTCAGGAGGATGAAAAATCGTCAGCGGAATTACATTTTGAGTTGATTGAACAGCAAAAGCAGAAAGTTATTCCAGGTGTGGCTTCAAAGTTTCCTGCAATCCAGACAAAAACAAATGGATGGAGAAACGGAACATTCAACATACTTGCTGCACGTCCGGGAATGGGAAAAACGGCTTTTGCTTTGGATGATGCTTTTGCAGCTGCAAGACGTGGGGAACCGGTTGCCTTTGTTTCTCTTGAAATGGGAGCACTGGAACTACACCAACGAATGGTTTCAAATGAATTGGAAATACCTTATGATGCCTTGGATAAGCGAAATCTAAATGAAAATCAGATTTCAATGATGTACCAGACAAGAACCTTTGATAAACTTCCTTTCTATATCGTTGACAATACCAGTGACATGAACAAAATCTTTGCAAAGATTAGGTTATTGAAGAAGGAAAAGGGTATTAAGCTGGTAGTTATAGATTATCTACAGTTGATTGATATAAGCATTAAGGGAGCTAACAGAGAACAACAGATTTCAACTATTTCCAGAAAGTGTAAAAGATTAGCCCGTGAACTTGACATTCCAATAATTGCTTTATCCCAGCTTTCAAGAGCTGTAGAGCAAAGACCCGGAAAGCGTCCGCAAAACTCAGACCTTAGAGAATCTGGAGCACTTGAACAAGATGCTGATACAGTGAACTTCCTTTTCCGTCCGGAGTACTATAAAATTGAATATTGGGACCGTGAATGGGAAGGGCAAACAGAGTTGCCAACCAAAGGAGAAGTTGAGTTTATCAGGTCTAAATTCCGTGGTGGGGCACCATTTGAAGAGAGGCTTAAATTCCGTGGAGATTATCAAAAGTTTGTCAACATCGGGACTGACTTTGGGGCCTATTCCAACCCAGTACCATTTGGAGACGTAGCCAGTGCTTTTGGAACAAACAGTGATGACGATTTAGAATTTTAAAAACTATACTATGAAACTAAAATCAATTGACCGCAAAATAGATAGAGACATTCTAGCATTTGAAACAGCTTTTGGAATAACAAGAGAAATGATTTTAGGGAAATGTAGGAGTCAACAAATATTCTTTTCCCGGATAATAATTGCAAATGAGATCCGGAACACAAAAACTGAAGGTTCAAAGAAAGAAAGGGTTCTTCATGCAGCAAATCTTTTAAATAAAGATCCTTCTGCATTGTATTACTATCAAAAGCAGTATGAATGTGAACTCCTGTACAATCCAAAGTTCCGGGAATTCCATCAAAAATTCAAAAACGAACAAAAAACAATAAAGAAATCATGGAGACGATCCCAAACAACCAAACACGCCTTGAAATTGAGGCGAAAACTGAAGGAAATATTACACAACTTAGAGTTTTAGTTTCTGTAAAAACTGAATTCGGAGTGGTTAACCAGGTTAAACCCGTGGCAAATTATTTAGTATTCAAAGAGAATAACATTGTAAAAGTCAGAGTTACAGATTATGAACCATCAAGAAAGTAAAATTCAGATTGCATGTGTACGCTGGTTTGCATATCAATACCCAGCTTTATTTCCGTTATTCTTTGCTGTACCCAATGGAGGTAAAAGATTATTGACTGAGGCAAAAATAATGAAAGCAGAGGGGGTAAAATCTGGCGTTTCTGATTTACTTCTTCTTCATCCGAATAAGGATTATTCATTTTTGGCAATTGAAATGAAGACTGAAAAAGGAAAGCAGAATGATAACCAGAAAAAATGGCAAGCAGAAATTGAAAAAACGGGTGTTGGAAAGTATGTAATTTGTCGTTCTACTGAACAATTTATCAAAGAGGTGACTTCATACCTGAGAAATGCTCAAAAATTCTAATAACTAAAGTATTATTATAATACTTTTTGAAGTTCAATTTCATATTTTTGTTTTTATGAACGCAACTACCATCAAAATATCACAGCTTCTTCTGAACGAAGGACAAATTGAAGGTTTACCGAGGAATCCTCGCTTCATCCGCGATGCACGTTTTATGGCTTTGGTAAAATCTATAAAAGACCTGCCTGAAATGCTAGAATTAAGAGAGCTAATAGTGGTGCCATTCAGAAAGAAGTTTGTGGTAATTGGTGGTAATATGCGTTTAAGGGTAATAACTGAGCTAGGTTATACAGAAGCCTCATGTAAGGTACTTAAAGCACAAACTCCGGCACACATTCTCCGAGAAATAGCAATAAAAGATAATATTTCTTTTGGAAATGATGATTCCGATGCTCTTGCCAATGAATGGGATAAATATGAATTGGATTCCTGGGGATATGAATTCCCAGTTTTTGAAGATCTTGATGAAGATGAAGAACCAGAAGATAAACTTCCAAAAGAAGAAGACAATAAAATTTCGATTGTTCTGGATGAAAGTGAAATGGAAGTTTGGTTACAAGCTAAAGAGCACATGGATTTAAAAAATGATAAAAAGGCCATATTCAGGCTTATTCAATTTATGTACGACTATGAAAATCAAGGATAATATGGAAAGAACAATTAAAGATATTCTTCATGAAGACGCTGTGAATGCAGCTATTTTAAAAAAAAATGATCCTAAACTAAAAGAAATTAAAAATAGAATTTCTAAAAGATTGGGCTATGAAAATTTTAATGATTTTTTAAAAGGTAATTGTCTAAATAATAGCGCTTTTGTAGCCAACACTCTTGAGCAACTAATGGATCAAATCATTTTTGAGTATCACGATAAAGCTACTTTAGAGAAAAATGTAACTGTAATAGATGGTAACTCAGTAGGTGCTGATTGTTTTGCCGGTGTCAAATTTTCAAATCCTCAGTACAAAGAGCAATTCAATGTAATACCAGTAGGTAGGACAGAAGAAGCTTCAGGTCCTATTACTTTACAATTAGAAATTGATACTAGTTCAATAGAAGATTTTTTAAAAGGAGTTTCATTCGGGATAAAACTAAAAAAATAACCATGTTCATAGAAATTAAAGAAATAAGATTTGAGGATCATGATAAGGCGATAGAAAATGCACATTATCCAGAAACTGGATTTTATATCGTAGAGACAAACAAGGGTGCTGATTTAAGGATAATTGACAAGACAGTTGAGCTTAACCATTGCATTTGTCCTAAAAGTGTATTTGATGGTATAATGACTTACATGACTAATCCAGAGCAAAAGGATAAAATAGATCATAACCAATTGCCGTCTGCTGAAAAATTATCTGGATTTGTATCAGAAGAATTTGTGATTGAATTTACCAAAACCCTATTGGGTAAAAAATAAGCTATGGAAGAGAAAAGGGTATTTGGTTTTTCAGAATTAAAATATAATACTGAATCGGATTGTAAAGATATTGAAATAGCACATAGTATGGCATTTCAAAGTAAACCTATTCCATATCCTGACAGTAGTCACCTTATAAATATGTTTGGTGGTACACCAGCGAAAAAAGAAAGCTTTCTTTCAAAATATTATTCAGGTAAGCGTCCACAAGGAAAACACAGGAGTAAGTTAACTGCAAATAAAGATATAAATATTGAAGAGTGGAAAGCATTAAGAGAAGAACCTCATATAATTATTCCAGAACCATCAAAAATAATATTTATCCCACCAGAATTAAAATAAATGGCAAAGTACAGTAAGAAAATAGTATCTGAGATATGTGACCTGATAAAAGCAGATAGTTACACCATTATTGAAATATGCCAAATGGTAAAGATTTCAGAGGATACTTACTATACATGGAAGAAACAAAAACCAGAGTTTTCCGAGTCTATAAAAAAGGCTGAAGAGGAAAGAAGAAATTTCTTTGTTATTGAAGCTCGTAAATCTTTACTGAAGAAGATACAAGGTTATACAGTTGATGAAAAGAAAACAATTTATGTTGATTCTGGAAAAGCATCAGCTAAAAATGGTTCGGAATCTGAGGTGAAACAGGCTCCTAAAATTAAGGAACAAACCATAATTAAAAAACATATACAGCCAGATACTGTGGCCATTATTTTCACACTTACTAACTGTGATCCAGACAACTGGAAAAACAAACAGTCCAATGAAATAACCGGTAAAGATGGGAAGGACCTTTTTAGCGGCCTAACTGATGAAGAGATTGATAAAAAAATAGAAGAGCTGGAGAAAAAGACAAATTCTTAATGAAATGACGAAGGAGGAAAAAATAAGTTATTATAACTTACTTAAAGAAAAGGCGATCCGGAAAGCGAGGATTGCCCTTTTAGGTTTTACTTCCTACACAATGGCTACTTTTCAGCCAGCCAGTTTCCAAAAGCGTTATTATGATGTTCTAAATGATTTCGCTTCTCAAAAAATAAAGAAGTTAATGGTTTTCATGCCTCCACAGCATGGGAAATCGGAAGGTTCCACAAGGCGTTTGCCTCCATATATTCATGGTAAGAATCCGGATGCTAAAATTGCCGTTGTCAGTTACTCAGCTTCTAAGGCTCGTAAATTCAACAGGGAAATTCAGAGGATTATTGATAGTCCAGAATATGGTGAAGTATTTCCAAATACGAAAATAAACGGATCTAATGGCAATAAAGAAACTGGTACATGGGTAAGGACATCTGAAGAATTTGAAATTGTTGATCACAGGGGGAGTTTAAAAACAGTTGGTGTTGGGGGGCCATTAACGGGTGATCCTGTTGATATTCTTATAATGGATGACCTTTATAAGGATGCAAAAACCGCTTGGTCAATTACAGTAAGGGAAAGTGTATCAGATTGGTATGATACGGTTGCTGAGACTAGGCTCCACAATGACAGCCAACAATTGATTGTTTTTACTCGTTGGCACCAAGAAGATCTTGCTGGTAGATTATTGAAAGAGCAGGGTGTTTACCATCCAATAGACAACCCTAATGGATGGGTTGTTGTCATTTATCAAGCAATAAAAGTAGGTGCCCCAACATCTTATGACCCCCGTGAAGAAGGTGAAGCTCTTTGGCCGGAAAGACATAATCTTGAAAAACTACAAGGAATAAGGAAAAAGAATAATCATGTTTTCCAAAGCCTTTATCAACAGGACCCTAAACCATCAGAAGGTCTAATGTATGATAGAGGGTTCAGGACCTATGTTATGGGAGTTATCCCTTATTCATCTAAAATGCTTCGTAAGAATTACACAGACGTTGCAGATACTGGAACCGATTATTTATGCTCTATAGATTATACTGAAACAGAGTTTGGAATGTATGTAACGGATATTCTGTTTACTCAAAAAAGCCAGGAGTACACAGAGCCTTTACACGCTGAGCAGTTGGCAAAGCATCGGACATCAATATGTTACATTGAAAGCAATAATGGCGGTAGATCCTATGGACGTAATGTTGAAAAGCAAACAAGGATTATAGGCAACAAAGCAACAGAGTTTATACTTTTCCATCAAGGTGATAATAAAGCCGTCCGAATATTCACCAACGCAAATGAGGCTATGAACTTAATTTTCTTCCCTGAAGGCTGGGAGAGATTATGGCCAGAATTTTATCAGCATATTTCAACTTATATGAAAGTCGGAAAGAATGAACATGATGATGGAGCTGATGTTATTACCGGAATGACTGAACGATTTGGGGAAGATGACGGTGACAGCGCTGAAGGATATTTCTAAAACTAAAAACTAACCAACCATAAAAACACAACTATGAACCCAGACGAATTAAAAGAATTAGAAGCCGCACTTGGTTCTTCCAGTAGTGAAGAAATTGACAAAATAGTCACCAAGTTTAAGGATAAACGCCCAACTCCAGAACCAGAAGTTGAAGAAATAAAAAAACAGCTTGACCCTGAGCAACACGACGTATTTGATGAACAAAAGCGCCCTAAAAAGAAGATAAAAGCAGATGAAGGAGAAGATGCCAATGCTGGTACTAAAACGGTGACAAAAGACGGTAAGAAGTCAACAATTCGTATGAAATATGAAGAAGTTGCTCGTATAGGTCTCGATTATCAGAATAAAATTATAAATACCGCAGCAGCATTTGCATTTGGTACTCCAGTTAAATATACTAGTGGTACTAAAGATACTAATGAATTAGCCGTTCTGGAAGCTCTTAAAAGGGTCATCCATGATAATAAAATGCAGTACTTTGATCAGGATATTGCTCAAGAGCTTTTCGGCTTTACTGAAGTAGCTGAATTATGGTACCCTATGGATTCTGGAACGGAACACCAAAATTACGGATTTCCCACTAAAATTAAATTGAAAGTATCGGCCTTCAAGCCATCAAAAGGAGATAAATTATATCCTTACTTTGATGCAACTGGTGACATGATTGCATTTGGAAGAACATTTGTTGTCAAAGAGGAAGGTAAAGATGTTGATTATTTTGAGGTATACACACCTGGAACAGTACACCAATTCAAAAAAACTGATGGGTGGGCACCGGTTGAAGGTTATCCAGTTAAAGTAAGTATTGATAAAATACAAATTGTCTATGGTAATCAGGACAAACCTGAGTTTTACAAAGTACAGAGTATCATAAAGGATGATGAAAACCTGAGATCAAATTTCTCCGATACTAATGCATATCATGCAGATCCAACAACAGTTGTAAAAGGTAAAATAAATGGTTTTTCCAAGAAAGGGCAATCTGGAAGAGTCCTTGAGATTGGAACAGATGCCGATGTTTCCCTATTAGAATCAAAGAATGCTGCAGAAGGAATAAAAACCCAACACCTTATGAACCGGGAAGATATTTTTTCTCTTACTCAGACTCCGGATGTCTCATTTAACAGCATGAAGTCAATTGGACAACTTGGCGCAGCGGCTCAGAAGCTTCTTTTCATGGACGCACACCTAAAAGTTAAGAGTAAAGAAATTTTCTTAGGGCCTTACTTGCAGCGGAGGATCAATATTATAAAAGCTTTCATTGGAGACTTGAATCAAAGCTTGAAAGTAGCTTCTGAAACAGTTATGATTTCTCCAGAAATAACGCCATTCATTATGGGAGACGATAAAGAAACGGTTGACATTGTTGCTACTGCAATAAATGGCGGATTCATGTCTAAGAAAACAGGTGTTCAGCAACTCGGATGGGCTACGGATGTTGAAGCTGAACTTGCTCAGATTGCTACAGAAGAACAAGCCACCAATACATTAAACATGTTCCCACCAGCGCAATAATACTTATAATTATGGGATTTGAATCTAACTTCGATATGAATGACATTATCAAGAACCATGAAGAGTTTCTAAATAATGTTGTAGAATCAATGAAAGAGGCAATAATATTTGCTTTAATAGAGGTAGTTAACTTGGCAAAAAGTTCCAACACATATACTGACCGAACAAATAACCTAAGATCTTCAATAGGTGGAGTTGTATATCATGGTGGTCAAATGGTCCATTCTCATTTTGAAACTTCCGGAAAAGGAAAAAAAGGAAATGGCAAAGAAGGATTATCTAAAGGACTTGAGCTAGCAAAAGAAAAGGCTTCAGAGGTAGAAGTGGATGGATTTGTTTGTGTAGTTGTTGCCGGTGAACACTATGCAAGATATGTAGAAAACAAAGGTTTTGATGTTGTCACAGGATCTTTTCTTCAATTTGGAGATATTCTTGAAGAAAAGCTTAAAACTGTTGAAGAAGTATTTGGGATTAAGTTTAATAAGTAATAACCATGCCAGATAAGCGATTAAGCCGGGAAGATATTCAGCGGAATGCTGCCAGAGAAGCTTTATTTCAAAAGCTTCAGAAGTTACTGGAATTAAATTTTGAGTTCATGGTTAATTTGCCTGGTGTATTTCAGGCATTGAAAAGCGGGAATGATAATTATTCTCTTCTGCTTGATAAGGCAGCATTAAAACGGCTTAACTCCTATTTATCTGCAAATCGAAATCAATTTGTAACAACATTACTTAATGGTATTCAGGAAGAATGGGACTTTGCTCAAGGTCGTTTCTGGGGAGGAATGCGTACTAAATACGGTAAAACACTTGATCAGGTAAAAGCTTTTGAAGCAATAAAGACGGAAGCAGAAACAAACTCCAGAATAAAGGTAAATTCTGCACGAAAATTCTTTAATGAGCAAAAAGGCGGACTAACTATTTCTAATCGAATTTGGCTCGCTTATGACCAAATACCAAAGGAAATGGATGTTATGGTACAGAATGCAATTAAAAGTGGGCAAAGTCATGATGATCTTGCCCGCAATTTGCAAAAGTATCTACGAGATCCGGATAAACTTTTCAGAAAAGTAAAGAACAAAGAAACTGGAAAGCTAGAATGGTCTAAAGCTGCAAAAGATTACCATCCGGGACAAGGGGTTTATAGATCTTCTTTCAAAAATGCAGATAGACTTGCCAGAACAGAAATAAACCGTGCTTATCGTTATTCTGAGTGGTTAGGGTACCAGAATAATGACTTAATTTATGGCTTTGAAATAAGGCTTTCAAATAACACAGAAAATCAATGTGAAACCTGTAAAAAGTTGGCCGGTATATATCCAAAGTGGTTCATGTGGACTGGCTGGCATCCTCAATGCCGTTGTAGTATGGTACCTATACCAATGCCACAAGAGGACTGGAAACGAAAAATGCAGTATCGTGCATCCGGGAAGATAAAAGAATTCAAGCCAAATTTCATAGAAAACCTTCCGGATAACTTTGTAAACTATATGCTTGAAAACAGTGAGCGTATTCTCAATGCTAAAACTCTTCCTTACTGGATTAATGACAATGAAGAACGACTAGCAGAGTATTTATGATTTGATACTTACTTTCATTATATTTGTTTTATGGATTTTTTCAAAACTTATTTTAGCAAATTCTATGATGAAAAGTTTATAGAGTTCAATTCAAACCTTGATGCACAGGGTTTTGTTCGTGATATTAAGAAAACATCAAATGATGGACCTTTCATTGATGTAGATATAGCTTTATTAATTAATTCTATATTAAAAGACAGGATCATTCAAGATGAAGAACTTGAAGAGTATGTTCGTATTGCCTGTTCTGGAATTAGAAAAGGAAATAAAGATGAAGTTTTAAAACAACTAATGAAGCTAAGGAATAAATAATGGATGGCTATATACTTGTTTTACAAATTATTGGAATTATACTTTCATTAATTTTATGTTTTGGAATTCCTGCCTATCTTAAGAAAAAAGGTGAAAATCTTGCTACACAAGAAGACATTGGAAAAATAACTGAAGAAGTAAAAAAAGTAGAATCAATGTTTAGTATAAGTACAAGCAGTGAAATAGACTACAATACGATGAAAAGGAAAGAAATTTTTGAATATTTTAATATATTAAATACTTATTCATCTTTAATTCTTTCAAGCCTAATTGAACATAAAGAAGATCGATTGTTTGAGAATAAAAAATTATTTGAAAAAATAAAAAACTCATATATGGAATATTCCATCAAAGACGAGTCAATGCTTTTATTTTTTTCTATAGAAGATTTTTCTGTTATTAGTGCGAATACAAGTGCATCTTTAAAACCAATATTAAAAAATCTACAACAGCTATTTGAAGATATTGAGAACCAATATATAATAAATAAATCTGATAAATCAATTGCAAATAAAAATATTGAGGATTTAATTAAAAATTATTATATCAATATAACTGAATATTATAAAACATATATTCATCACAAAGATATTCTTGTTAAATTTTTAGATAATGAAATAAGAAATACATTTACTAAACAAGGGGCTTAGTTGCCCCTTTAAAAGTTAAATATATCATCCCACCAGGCGATGGCGATAATAATTCCGATGACAAAAAGAAGGATAATAAACCCCAGTTCCAGTTTTTCATCCCATGTCATGTTTTTGAATATTTTCATGTGCTAAATTTATTGTTTGGCTTCCGGATCTCCTTGCGGGTTTCCGTATTAGTTGGATATTTTATCTAATTTCAATTATTTTTTTATGTTAAATCACCATATTGGGAAATTACATATATTTGTAAATTAACCAATTAAGGAAATATTATCATGAAAAAATTAACTAGAAAAAATCAAAAAAGTATTATTGGAGCAGCTGCAACCCCAGGAGATTGTCGAGACAGCTTTTCGTGCAGACCTAGATATAGATGCTGTGGCATTATTAAACGCAATACGCTAGTTTATGAATGCGTCGTGCCTGTTGATGGAGAATGCCCAAGATAAGAGAACATATTTAAGGCCATATAAAATATTAGGCCTTAAATTTTATTAATAGCAACCCCTCTTTTGCTTTTGCTTTTGCTTTTCCTTCCATTATTTCTCAAAATAAAATTTAACTTCAATTTCTGTTTCTTCAATAAGTCCGTATTTTTTAGCGAACTTATACTGAGTGGAGTATTTATTCAGTGAACCGACAAACTCCTTTATATTCTCCCTAAATTGCTCTAATGAGTAAGAATTCTTCTGAATGTTACAGCTTGGACATGCCGGATTTAGATTTTCAAAGTTTTCATTCTCTGGTTTTTCACAAGTACCATCCATCCAGTTGCGTACAATTGGCTTTATATGGTCAGCGTGCCACTTCTTAGGTAAATCACAACCACAGTAAGCGCACTTACCATTATATTTTTGATGAAGGGTATTTCGCTGCTCTTTGGTAAGTTTCATACTTTCATTTTTTCAAGTTCTTTTTTAACTTCTTGCCTTTTCGTTTTTTCTTATAATACACGAATGACATTATGATTGGTGACATTAGAAATAATAATCCCAACAGGATAATAGTAATATTTAATATTTTATCTTTAGCTTCCATATATCTGTTTTATTGCGGTTTCGGTTAGGGTTATTTTTTTATTTTTTGTAAGAATTGTTTGTAAAACTGGAGATCGTTTTTAAGTTCTACAACCTTACTTTTATGCAGCTTATCTGACATTGTAAGTAGTAACTGCTCTGTTGAGAAAATATCATTTTGCAATTTTGTAATCATATATTGTTTACGCTTTCCAGTTAGACTAACATTCATATAATCGGGTTTTTGGTTAGTTTTGGCTGCCTATTTGAATTCGCAAATTCTTCTATTGTTTTATACTCTTCACATATGCCTGTTTTCTTACTGAAAACTAAAGTGATTTCTTCATTCCAGGCACTTATAATATCTAAACCATTATATCCTACTTTAAACCCTTCAAAAAAAACCTTATCCTTTGCCTTTCTATATTCTTCAGCTTCCCAGAAATAAGTATTATTAGGTTCATTATCTGAATCCATATACTCATTAATATTAGGTTCTTTCAAAATATTCCTGTCCTCATCACAAGGAACAAACATCCATAGTGCAAGTGGCTGTTTTAGGAATTCTGCGTACGCTCTTATATTTTCTACTCCCTTAACAAAATTATTAGGTGAAGTATTATTTAGTATTGACAGCACAAAGTCGCTCATCGGTATAAGTTTATTTTCCATTGTCTAAAGTTGTTTTGCGTTTAGTATTTCCCTTTTATAAAATCTCGTTCTTGCAGTACACCTGCCATTTCTGAATGTTTTAAGCTCAAATCTTTCGGAAAATAGAACATCATACACAGCAAACAGTCGGTACAGGAATATGTATATACTTTTTTTAAACCACAGTTTCATTGTCTACTTTTTTAAGTTTAACCCAGCCATATTTTATAAGATCATCAACACTTAATCTCATCCAAGGCAATGCGTAACCTTTGGAACGTAGATAGTCAGATTGTAACAACCCAAGGCCTATTTGATTTTTATGACAAGAAACCATACATTTTCCATTAGATATGGTTTGGAAATTAGATATTGCTGTATACATTGACGTTGCAATATGTAAAGCATCTTCATCTGTAATATCTTCTAAAGATTTTAGTTCTAAGTGATAATTCAAACCTTCCATTCCGTCAACATTTGATTGTCCAGGATTAAAGTAATATAAAACTAATTCTAACCCATACCTGTCTGATTTTAGAGCTTGTTGCCCCCAATATTGAGCGAAAAACTTTGCTTTGTTCTCTAAGTTATTTTCCATTGTCTACTTCGTTAAAAATTTCTTTTGCTAAACTTTCTAATACTCTTGCTTTATCTGATATTTCACACTCTAAATCATATTTCCTTCTGTCTATTTCATCTAAAATACTGTCCAAATCTGTAGATTTTAATCTAAACCCACTCCAATTTTCATATTGCTTTTTTAATCTATTTAATTTCCTTTTATCCATTGTCTTTTACTTTGTTGATTAACTGTTTAGCCTTTTCCCATGCTTTAGGCTGTCTTTCCAGATAATAAGGTGTTTTTCCATCAGTATCTTTCAAGTGCTTCAAAGAAATGAGTTCCTCCAAAAGAGAAAGCATCTCTTCTGAGTGGTCTTCTTTTTCTTCGAGCCAAAAGTCAATTCTACCAGTTACAACATCTCGGTTATACACATGCCATTCTTCATTTTTCATGAAAAAAGCTTCCCCACTTTGACCGTATTCATCTATTACGATAACATCATTTCTATCCTTTGGGCATCTATCCGATACAGGGACTTTTACATATTTTGTTTTCATAGGTTCCATTTTTCTTTATATCTGTTAATAAAATCTTCTGGAAAATCACTTTTCCATCCGCAGGCACAAACGAACTGCTTTCCGTTAAACTTTGTCCTAGGCCATCTGTAAGGACATTTAGCATCTAATCCACAATAAGGAGAATAACCTTCTTTTGTCATTAGATTTTCTCTTACAATTGAAAGCTCTTTCATAGATTAAAATATTGGTGGTTTTGGTACTTGTACTGGTTGGTAGTGGGTGATAAGTTTTTTCTCATACATCCATTTTAAAGATTTAAAACTGCATCTTTTTCTTTCATGATGGAAAAATCCGCTTTCGTCCAAAAATCCTACTTCAAACAAATCTCCAAAGTAGTCGTCTTTCGGCAGATCCTCTTCGCTTTCTATTCGTGTCCAGCCGTTGTTATTTTCTATTCCAGAAAGTGACTTTGGACGTTTCCAATAACAATACTTGGGGTCATAATTATCCACTGTTTCAAGTTCAATGCCTTCTAAACCTTTACCATTGCCTATATCGCCAAATACTGCTTTAAAATCACACCATCCATTTTCATTAACATAATCTTTCACTTTACCCCAATGCTCCCCGTAGGCAGCCTTAATTGCTTGTTCTTTTGGTGTTTCCATATTTTATTTATTAATGGTTTTTCTGAATTTTGTTTACAATGCAAATGATTTCATCCTTTTCTTCTTCTAATAGTATTAATCCAAGCTCGTTATGTAAATAATTAAATAACTCTTGGTAGTGACTTTTAAATTCAGGAATCTCTGGTGTTACCTTCTCAAAATCATATTTTGGAATATATAAATCCAGTTTTTTTAGAAGTGATCTAGTTTTGCCAGGCATATAACTACCCTTTAAAGGCTTATGTCCATACCGGATGATAACAGCGCTGTATATCTTTCTCCTGAAGAAATCTATATTGTACCCTCTGCCAAGTGTTTCTTTAGCTTCTTTAGCTGCTTGCAGAATCTCTTCATCGGTAGCAGAATCAGTAATTTCTTTGAATTTAGTTTCATACTCTTCTTTAGAATAAAGCCCTTTTCTGTGTTCTAGGTCCTTTAATTGTTCCAGTAGTTTCATAATAGTGATGTTTAATATTTTGTGCGACAAAATGTGTCGTTCTACTTTTTATTTTTGCTTTTAAAAATCGGATCTGGTTTAATTTCAGTTTCAGATATGTCATTTATATTACATGGTAATCGGTCTCCTTTTACATTTTCGAAAATGACAGCATTGCCTGAGATTGATATTATTTTTATTTTATCTCCTTTTTTACCCCAGTTATGGCCTCTGAATATATTATCCTTGTTCAGCCACATTAGGAAAAAAATTAGTCTTACATTGTTGACAATAAATATTCTTTAATTCAGGCTTTCCCCAGATATTGGTTCCGCAATTACAAGTGTACTTTAATCGTTTACCACTATTTTGATATTTAGGAGCAACAACTTCATGAGAAACATTGTCACAAACAAGAATATCTAACTCAATGTTTCTTTTTTTGAATTCATTGAAAACTGTGATAAACTTTCCCTTCTTTATTGGAAAATCTGACAAATGTTGTCCAATCATTTTCCCTCCTGGCTTTCCTGTGTCTGAAGGCATAAGCCCAATACTTATCATAATCTGCATGAATTCCTTATTGTGATAACCTTCTCGTGATCTTTTTGTTCCAAATTCAGTTTGCCACAAGTGACACATTTCGTGAACAAGTGCCTGATGGAATTCAACTGAGTAAAAATTACTTTCTGGGTTTATCGCAATCTCATGAAGATTATTACCTTCTTTACTTTTCCAGTTGTTCCGGAAAAATATTCCCGAAGCATTCCCAGATTTATTAAGTGTAATTACACATTCCGGAAGTTTAGATTCAAATAATTGATCATTATAAAACTCATATAGTCCAGAAAGGAATTTATATATTTTAAGTGTGTAATTCATTTTTTACTCTTTAATTTTTCAGCTAGTTGTTTATTCTTTGGGTAATTCTTTTTCTCGTTCTTTTTCAGGTAGTTATATTTTATTTGATTGATTTTAAGCTTCATTGTTTCTGTTTTGTACACTACAAATGTAAATATAAAAAGTATTATAATGATACTTTTTATTGAAAATTCTAATAACTTTTTCAATTTCATAATAGTATTATAATAATACTTTTCTTTTTTTGTATTGAGAATAACCAAAAGAAAAATTCAATTTCATTATGAAACAAAAATTATTAGAACTACTTAACGCCAAATATCTTGGTAAAGGCGTTCGAAAAGACGGTATTGAACAGTTAGCCAATTCACTTTGTATGACTGTTTCTACTGATGAAGAAGCTCAGGCACTTGTTGACAAGTTAACTGATGAACAAGTAACTGAATTTGTAAAAGAATGGCGCAAGACAGTGGATAGTGAAGTTACAAAAGGTGTTGATACTTATAAAAGCAAGAATCCTGCTCCTGCTGGATCTGGTGATCCTAATCCAGCGCCTAAGCCAGAAGTGAAACCTGATGTAACAAACCTACAATCACAAGACTTTGCTACAATCGTTAAAGAAGCTGTTTCCGAAGCCGTTGAACCTTTCAAAACTAGACTTGATACTATGGACCAAAACACAATTGTGTCCAATAGGCTCAAATTATTTAATGAGAAAATCGAAAAGGCTCCTGATTACTTTAAAGAGAAGGCTTTAAGAGACTATAACCGTATGGCCTTTAAAGATGATGAAGATTTTGACGCTTTCATTAAAGAAACTGAAACTGATCTTTCTAAGGTTAATCAAGAAATCGCAGACCAGGCAAACGGAGGATTTAGAAGACCTTTTATTAATACGGGGAATAGTAATACCCAAAAAGAAGAACCTTCTGCAGCAGTTAAAGAATACGTAGCGGAACAGGCTGCGGCTTCTAAAGCAGATAATCCGCTTGGTGGAAAAACTATTTAATTACTAATAACCTAAAAACACAAATCAAATGTACATCGAAAGAAGACAAGAAGAAGGACCACAGAAAATTGCCATCCTTCACAAGGTTGCTGACATTCCAGGCGGTGTTACCGTTAAAACAACTGGACTTACAGCATCAATACTTCCTGAAGCTACTCCTTTGGTTCCTGGTCAAAATGGAATCTGGGATTCGGTTGCAACTGCTGTAGTCGTAGAAGCTGCGGCTGCTGATGCAACAACTTATGTTGTTAAGAAAGGTCATCTTTTTATTGTTGGCTCAAAGATTAACAAATCAGGAAATACCAATGTAACTGTAACAGCTATTGATTCCAGCGATCCCGTAAAAGATATTATTACTGTAGATGCGACACTTGCTGCCAAAGCAGTTGGTGCAGTTCTTACAGAAGGAGGGCTTGGAAAACCTGTTGCAATCACTGGTGAATCTCTGAATATCAAAAAAGGTGAAAACCTATTTGCTTCTGCGTGGGTAATTGCAGTTGTTAATTCAGCAATTCAGCCGGAACCGGGAAGTAAGCCAGATGGTGTTTACTATGTAAAGAATTAATCACATAGTAAGCTAAAATATAACTAAAAACTAATAACCATTTTTTAATCAAAAACTCAAACGATGATAAATCAAACATTAATGCAGGGACTTAAAGAAAAGGATATGCAGGGAGTTATTAACTCTTATGCATTGAAACCTTTTTATTTCCCAACACTTTTCCCATTAAAGGAAAACATGACTTTATCTTGGAAAACTTTGGAAGCAACTGTTGGGCTTAAAATTGCTGGAGACATTGTTTCAAGAGGATCTACAATCCCAAGAAAAGTTCGTGAAGCTATTGGTAAAATCGGCGGTACAATTCCAAAAATTGCAGCAGCTCGTGAAATGGACGAGAATGAGCTTAATGAATATGAAATTGCGCTTGCTTTGGCTGGTGGTAATCCTGATTTAAAAACAATTGTAGAATTCTGGGCAAATGATATGTCTTTCTGTTGGACTGCTGTTGCTTCACGTGTAGAATGGATGGCTTTACGTCAACTTTCAACTGGAAAAATAAAGGTAGATCAAGAGGATAACCAAGGTATTGTTACAGAATTTGACGTGGATTATCAGATTCCAGATAAGCAAAAACAAGGTGTTCAAAAAAAGTGGTCTGCTGCAGATGCAAAACCAGTTTCCGATTTAGTTAAAATCAGAAAGTCTTTCAAAGGTACATCTATCATACCGAATGTTGCTTTTATGAATGCAAATACATTTTCAACATTTGTTGAAAATGAAGAGGTAATTAAGAAGTGTGCTTCTTTTGCTCAAAATGCATTGGGGCTTTCAAATACTCCAGATCTAGCAATGGTTAATAATATGTTGGCAAGAACTCCATTCCTTAAAGGAATGAGCATTGCAGTTATTGATCAAGACATTACTGTTGAAATCAATGGTGAGCGTAAAACAGGAAACCCGTTCTTGGATGACGTTGTTACACTTACTGAAAGTTCTGTTCTTGGTAATACTTTCTGGAAAAAACCAATTGATATGAATTTAACCGGTTCAGCAGCTTTAAAGGTTATGAACGGTCCAATCATGATCAAGAAGTTCTCTACTGAAGAACCTGTGGCAGAAGTAACACAAGGAATTGCTAACATCTTCCCAGCTTGGAATGGTGCAAATAGATCAGTTCTACTTGACACAGAAAATACAACTTTCACCAAGTAATACAGTATGACAAATAAAGAATACCTAACAGGTCTCGTTTCCAAATTCGGAGTTTCTGAATTGGATATTGATATGATTTTAACCAGTCAAGGTCTTAATGGAGATTCAGAAGCTGACGTTAAAGCGGTTGAAGAGGCTGCTTATAATGAGTTTAAACAGCTTATTCCTATTCAAGAAGTTGCTGAAGGTGACTTGTCAATAAAATGGAATATGACCGGCTTAAAATTATGGTATTCTTTATTGGCTAAAAAGCTTGATAAGCCTGATTTACTGGCAGAATTAAATGCTCCGGATAACGAAGTTAATGACGCAAGTTTTTACGCATAATCATGATACTACACCCATACTTTCTTTACTATCAAAAGCCAGGAGCGGAAGCTTCACAAGATAGCGAAGGGAATTTTACTGAAGCCCAGCCGCTCCAATGGTTTTTTTTAAGTAAGTGTAGAAACTCAATCAGTAAAAACGGCCGAAAAGGAAACTTCAGATCCTTGGTAGATGGACAAACCTATGAATATTCATATACGATTTATGCTCCAAAGAACGAAACGATTTTACCAGAAGGTACACAAGTTCTGGTATACCAAGAAGAAATAAAAGATACTTCAATCATAAATGAACAATTTATTCAAGAAGGCATTAAAACTGGAAAAGTACGTGTGTACATGCCAATAGTAGGCTTTGAATCAGGACAACATAACACAAGAATCTGGATATGAATTCACAACAGTTAAACTCAGTAACTTATAAAATACTTAATAAAAGCTCCGAATTGGTTACAACATTAGGAGGTAGTATTTATAAAGGGAATTTTCGTCCCACTGATTCTCTTAAAGATGATATATGTGTTAATGTATTAGCCCTTACAGATAGAAGCCCACAGATTGGGATAGCAAACATAAATATTTATGTGGCTGATCAAAAGCAAACTATTTATGGTAAGGAAAACAATGTTCCTAATTATAACAGGCTTTCTCAGTTATCTGACTTGGTAGAAAAGGCATTGAATGATGGGTTGACAGATCCGGAATTTGAAAATATAGGGTTTAGCATTCTTGAAAATAGAGATTTTCAGAATGAAGGAAACACACGTCCAGAGCATTACCAGAATATCAGGGTACAATATATAATATCATAAAAATTAAAAACACAAAAAGCTAATAACCATGGCAACTACAACCTTATTCACTTTTGGTCTCTCGGAAATTAAATTCAATGGGGCTAAAATTGGGATGACTTACAAAGATTCTGCAAAGATCACACAAGATCAACCAGATACAACAGAACATTATGAAGAAGGACAACCCTTTCCAGCAATTAGTGAAGATGAACAGAAAGTTCCAAAAATTGAATTCTCTATCATGAATCCTGATGCTCAATTTATGCAAACATATTTGGGTGGAAAATATGACAGTGCGACTAAAACTTGGAGTTATGGCCGAACACAAGGTAATATACCAAGTGGTCTACTTGACATAATCACAAAAAAAGGTATGGATTTCAAGGCAGAAAAAGCAAAGCTAACTGCAACTATTGATTTTGATCTGTCTGCGAAAGGTATTTTGTTAGTGAAATTTGTAGCAACTCCTTTGCTTCCGGACGACATTACAAAAGAACCTTTTTCAGGAATTGAAAAGGCAACGACTCCGTAAGATCCCAAGAACACAAATGAAAATAAAGCCAATCATTTATTGGTTGGCTTTTTACTAAAAAACTTATCATGTCAGAAGAATTAATTGATAACAATATTCATCCGGAGGACAACTCTCATAGTGCAATGTCAAGAAGAGAGATTACAAAGCTTATTAATAATGGCTTTCCGATAACATTAAGTGAGACTTATTTTGAAAGGAAAAAAGGATTACTTGGCTTTTTTTCTAAGCCAAAAAAGAAGACCAAAGAAGTAACTTATATTATTAAGGAGCTGACTTTTAATATTATTGATTTAATTGGATTAGAAGCCCAAGATTTAAACCAAAAAGATTATGAAGGAAAAGAAGGGCTTGCTTTTGATAATGCTATATCAAGAAAAGATATAAAAGTAATGTCTAAAATTATTGCACTTGCAATAATGGGTACTGACTACGAATACAAAGTTATTTCAGGTAGTAGAGAAAAATATATTCGGGATGAAAAAGGGTTAAAAAAAATCCAAAATCATCTTTTACAAAAAATACGTCCTTCAGATCTATTTGATATTCTAAATCTAATTGATATACACAGTAATCTAGGGGATTTTACAAACTCTATCGGGTTGATAACCGGCGCGGCAAAAAGAGCGAATCTGATAGAGGAAAAACAACCGGATTAAATACTCCTTATGGATTCCGTGGGTATGTATGTCAACAGCTCCATTTTTCTTGGGAAGAGATACACTACAAAATCCCATATAACACAATATTAAAAATCATAAAAGATCTTCCTGGTTTCGATGATGATGGTGAAACAGAAGTTGAAACAGAGAATGATTCTTATGATAATTTAAAAGAGGAAGAAACAGAAGATTCTGAAAATATACAAAGTGTGATTTCATTAATGAACACTGCAATAAAAAAACAAAAATAATCATGGCAGACATCAACGGCGGAGAAATTAAATATACTGCATCATTTGATATATCTCAATTAAAAAAAGCCTTGACAGATGGAGAAGGTAGGATAAAAGGATTCACAGAAGTTGTAGAAAAAAGTGGAAAAACTATTGATGATGTTTTTGACGCAACAAAAGAAAATATAAGCATTCAAAAGGAAGTAATTGCTGAGCTTGAATCACAGTATAAAGCTTTACAAAAACAGATTGAGAATATGGCTCCTGGCAAAGCTAAACTTGCTGTAATGGGTGAAGCCGCTGGTATTGCTAAAGATATTGAAGCTGAGAAAAAAGCTCTTACTGAACTTGAAGAACGTGTTAAGAGTAATGCCCAAGAGCATGAGAGCCTTAGATCAAAACTAACCAAGGCTAAAAATGAAATGGCTGAATTAATTGATAAAGGCCAGAAAAACAGTGCTCAATATGAAGAATTAAAAAGAAAAGCTAAGGAGTATCAAAATGCCCTTAAAGAGGTAGAGGATGAAATGAATGCCATTGCCGGAAGTAGAGCCTTAGATGTTCTTATTGGAACCATGGGGATAGCTTCTGGAGTTCTTTCAACTGGTGCAGGTGCAATGGCATTGTTTGGTGCAGAAAGTGAGAACCTTGAAAAAATTATGGTTAAGCTTCAAGCCGTTATGGCTGTTGCTATTGGTGTACAGCAAATAGCAAATACCTTAAATAAAGAAGGAGCTTTAATCCAAGGAATTGTTGCTTTACAAGCAATGGCCCGGTCCAGAGCAGAAGCTTTAGCGACTAAAGGCACATGGTCAGCTGTTGTAGCTCAGAAGGCTTATAATTTGGTTGCTTCTGCTAATCCTTATGTATTACTCGCAGTAGCAATTACAACTTTAGTTGGTGCTCTATATCTAATGTCTAAAGCTAGTGATCGTGCTAAAACTGATCAGGAAGAGCTTAATAAAGCTATGCAGGATAGTATTTCTGATGCTGCAAAAGAACTCACACAGCTTGAATTATTATATAGAACAGCTATCAATGACAAACTAAGCCGAGAGCAAAGGCTTGCGGCAACAAATGATCTTATAGCTGCTTATCCCGGATTATTTAGCAACATTGAGCAGGAGATCATAATGAATGGTAAAGCTGAAGCTTCCTACCTAGCTGTTAAAGCAGCAATTCTTGAAAAAGCAAAGGCTCAGGCAGCTGAAAAAGTTCTTGGTGATAGATATGAAGCTCATATAAAAAAACAGGAAGAGACCCGCCAGAAGTTAAATGAAGCGTGGGAAAGAAGAGAAAAACTTAAAGGTAAAAGTCCAAATGAAATTACCGTAGTTAGATCAGGAGAAAATAAACTTAACCAAATTATTAAAGGTGGTAGAGCTGGAGATTTATTTAAAGAAAACACTAAGGAGATTCAAGGTTATAATAAAGATTTAAAACAAGGAGTAACACAATTCAATAAAGAAAATAAAGATCTTATTGATATAGCAACTGAGTCAAAGGCAGCATATTTTAATGCAACAAAAGCTCCTCCACCAGTAAAAGGAACAGAACCTTGGTATCACGCAGAAATTACCCGTTTACAAAAAGAAAAAGAAAAATATCAAGTAGGATCAAAAGAATGGAGCAAACTAGGTGCAGAAATTAAAGCAATTCAAGATAAACTTAATCCTCCTAAACCTAAGAAAGATAGAAAACCTCGTGAACGTCAAATTGCAGAAATATTTCCAGAAGGATCAATTCCTGATTTAGAAAGAAAAATAAATCTTTTCCAAGAGGCTATTGATAAAAGAGAGAAGGGTATGGTTAAGCTTCAAAAACTTGATCAGTTTGGGCAATCAAAAGATAAAAAAGGGAATCCTTATTTCACTGGAGAAATAATTTCGGAAGAAGAGGCTTATAAGCGGCGTGACGCTCTTATTGAGCAAAAAAATGCAAAAATAAGGGAGTCTGAATATAAAAACATTATGGATCGGGTTTCCACAAATTCTAAATTATGGGAACAATACTATGATGCTATTAATAAAATAGGCATTGATAAAGCAAAAGAGCTTTATAAAGAGCTTCTTGACCAGGACAAAACATATTATGATTACCTGAAGAAAACTCAGGATAACCTTCTTAAAATACCTGTAGAAAAACTTACTCCTGAACAGAAAGAAGCTCTTCAAATTGTAACGAATGCAATGGACACAATGACTGGTAAAATTCAGCCAGTTGAAAAGTTCAATAATGAGTTAGAGCAAACTCTTTCCACTTTTACTACTACAGCCGAGAAAATTCAGTACCTGCAAAAAATTGTTGATGAAAATAATAATTCTGATGGCTATAGTAATGGTAAGTACGCTTCTGCTCTTTCCAGGTTAAATGATGAGAAAAGGAATTTGACTTCTGCATATAATGAGATGTATGCTCAGTTTAAGATGGATTATCAAAATTTTGAGGTTCAAAAAACTCAAATTGCTGAAAGATGGGCTAGAATTAGAAGTACAATTGAAAGCAGATTTAACAATGGAGAAATAGATAATGCTGAAAAGCTTAGACAATTAAATAATGCCGGACAAGCTGAGGCAGAAGAATACTCCAAGGGATTTATGGATAAGCTATCTAATAATCCAAATTATCAAAAAGCATTTGCTAATATAGGGGCTCTTTCTATCAAAGATCTAAAAAATATTAGAAATAAATTACAACAAGAATTAGAATTACTAAAGAAGTCTGGTAAAGGAACTCCGGAGGCTATTGAAGCTTTAAAAAGAAAAATTCAGGAATTTGATTATATAACAGGAAATAAAAATCCTTTTGAAATTTTCAAAGATGCTATTAAAGCACTAGGGGATGAAAGTGTTTCAACAGAAGATAAATTATGGAAGTTAGGTGAAGCTGGTGCAGCACTAAGTGCATTCTCTAATTTATTTAAATCGACTATTAGCGACATTAAAGGAGCTGCAGAAGATCTTGGTTTTAGTTTAGATAATGAATTTGGTGATGTCCTTGATAAAATGCAAAGCATGATGGAAGGATTTGACCAGATTGGTCAAGGTATGCAGCAATTTGCTACTGGTGGTCCTATTGGAATGGTAACCGGAAGTATCAAAATGATTGGAGGTCTCATAAAATCAATATCTGGATGGTTCAATAATGACAAGAAAAAAGAACGTCAAATTAAAGCTTGGGCTAATGAGGTTAATAATCTTAAAAATGCTTATGCGGATCTGGAGCAACAGATAAAAAAGGCTCTTGGAGAGGATGTTTACAAAAAACAGCAAGAAGAGATCACTAATCTTCGTAGGCAGCAGCAACTTATTCAACAGATGTCTGCGAAAGAAGCAGATAAAAAGAAAAAAGATCAAGGTAAAATTGATGACTATAACCGTCAAATTCAGGATATAAACCGCCAAATTGAAGATATTCAGAACAGTATTACTGAGAGGGTTCTTCAAACTACTGCAAAAGATGCGGCTAAACAATTAGGAGATATTCTGGTTGATAACTTCGGCCGTGCTGAAGACGCTGCAAAATCTCTTGAAGATTACACTAACACCATATTTAAAAACATTGTTAAGAATGCCTTGAGTATGAGGCTTGAAGAAAAGATGCAGCCTGTTTTGGATGACATGCTAAAGGCTGTAGGATTCGATAAGGAAGGTAAAGGAACATTCAAGCCGTTATCCAAAGAGCAATATGATGAATTCAAGAAAAAAATAGCTGATGTTGCAAAATATGGACAAGATGTAGCCGGAATGTTTAGTGATATGTTTGATAATATTACTATTCAAGATCCCAAAGGGCTTGAAGGAGCTGTGAAAACTATTTCTTCTCAAGAAGCCGGGGAATTAGTTGCCCAGTTTAATGCTTCAAGAATTATTCATGGAAAGCAACTTGAAGTAATGCTACAAAATCAACCAACATTCAAGGATATGTTAGCTCAATTAGTTGCTATTGAATTTAACACGCGTAGGCTTCATAAAATGGCTGATGATATAGCTGACTTAAATAGAAAAATAACCAAAGGTTCTGACTTGTTTATGTCTGGACTTTAAAAAAACACAATAACCATGAAAGATATTATTGAATCTGCACAAAAAAAAGGTATTTGCCAGGAGTTCTTAGATGAAATGAAGAAAGCTAAAACAATCAAGCCTTTTGTTAGAATGTTTTTTGATCATGATGACTGGTCCGGAGAACATGATTTTCCAGAATTAGACATTGCTAGAAAATACAGAGATAAAGCTATAAACTATGGAATATTTGTAGATATAGAAGAGAACATTGATTTTCTAAATGTTGGTGAAATAGCCTTATTAGGAAAATCAAAAGGTAAAATTCTTTCTTTTGGACATGATGTTACAAAAGTTATTGTTCGTCATGATTCTGAAATTCAAATAAAAGCCGTAGGAAACTCAATAGTGTATGTGAATCTTATTGACAATGCAAAAGTTGATGCAATAGCCGAAGACAATGCTCAAATTTTCATATACAACTACGGTCCTAACACTCATTATAAACTTTCTGGAAGAGCTACTGAAGTAAAGAAGACATGGGGGTAATAGACTATAGCCTTAATGGCAAACAATTTAGACAAAACAAAATCTTCATTTCTGGAGGTTTTAGAACTCTTTTCTCGGAATTAAAGTTAAGAGAAACTAAAGGTTATACCTGGAAAAACATGAATGGTATAAAAACAGATCCCTCTGAAAAACCTGTTTTTGAACCCAGAGAAATAACGCTTTCCGGATGGGTTGAAGGTGATAGCTGGGAACAAATGAAAGAAAATTTCAATGCAGTAATGATTGATCTTACTAAAGCGGGTACTCAAAGATTAATTTGTGATGCCTATGGAAAAAAGACTATTGTATGTGATGTTAAACTAAAAGATGGTTTTCCTCTTTTAGAAGGCAAAACAAAAGAGGGTAAAAATATTGGTGTGTTCACTTTGAAATTAGTTGAAGAGAATCCTATAAAGAAAATTTTATATACTGAAAATTCAAATCTTCAATTATCATTTTTGTCTCCCAAAATGGTCACTGTTAACATTGACGGGAAAGCCCAGCAAGCCAAAGGAAATATTGTTATTAATAAAACTCTACCTGCAAGAGTAATTTTGGGTAATTATTTAGGTCGTAATTTAATATTACAATCCAAAAGGGTGCCTGTAGAAATGGGCGGTGGGTCTTCATTACAATTGGAAGCAGGTGGTTTTCAATTAACCAATGCAACAGAGTTTTGCAGGTGGAATACTTCAAACGTTTCACAAGGATTACTCACTCTCTCATTTAAAATTAAAAGAATTGAAGGTCAGGGAGACGGTCGCAATATTAGGTTTTACAATGGCACAGGTTACGAGGAAATACCGAATACTTCTAACATTACAACAGAAACTATTGTTACACATAATTTCCGTAATTCTGGAAATATTCAAGGCTTATACATGACCTTTTTAACAGGTAGAATTGAGATTTCATGGCTACAGTTGGAAAGTGGCAACAAAGCCACTGACTGGACACCTGCACCAGAGGAGCAACATTACATATCTATTGCCGGAAATATTGATGAAATAACAAATTTAAACACTAATGCAGCTGTACTATGGGAGATCTTGTTATAAATAAAAATAATGGCATAATTGAGCTTTTTAATACTGCTCCATTTTGTACTGTAACAAAGGCTGAATTGTCTCGTAGTATACTATCAGATGATTATATTGATATAACTGTTGAAAGCTCTGAAAAGCTTGATTTAAACTTAGAAGATAGAATTATTGTAGAAGGTAGAAGCTACTTTGTGAACTTGTTACCACAAGTAAAAAAGAATGCGGAAGATAGCTTCACGCATGAAATAAGGTTCTTTGGTGCGTCTTCAATACTTAGACGAAATATTTTATTTAATAGAGATTCTCAAGGTGGTAAAACTGGTTTTGAGTTTCCAATGACAGCTGAATTAAATGCTTTTCTATATCTAATTATTAACAATGCAAATGAGTTTGAGAGTAATTGGATTTTAGGTGATTTTCCTACTAATACTACCACAAAAACTATTTCATTTCAAAAAGAAAATTGTCTTGCTGCCTTGCAAAGGGTTTGTCAAGAATTTAATGTAGAATTTGAAGTTGAAGAAACTGGAGGGAAATTTGTTTTACATATTCGTGAAAAAATAGGAAAGCTACTACCATTTAAGGTTGAATACGGCATGGGAAATGGGCTTTATGACTTAACTCGTGCCAGATCAAATGATTCAGAAGTTGTAACAATTCTGTATGGATATGGAAGTTCTGAAAATATTCCTGTAAAATATAGAGGGTATTCACCGAGACTAAGAATGCCGATTGCTATTGGAGATTATATAACAAACCAAGCTGCTCAAGAATTATTTGGTAAAGTTGTAGGAGTTTTTGATCCTGATATTAAACCTGAATTTAAAGGAATTGTTTCTGGTGTAGGTTCACTGACTAATGGATTGCAAGAAATTTCCGTGTCAAATATGGATTTTGATTTGAAAGAAAAAGAATCTGATGGGAAAACAACTAAATATCTAATTGCAGGCACTCCTGCTAAAATAAGTGTTACAAAGGGCGATTTGGCGGGCTACGACTTTGAAGTGGTGGATTATATCCACTCTACAAAAACATTCAAATTAAAGCAATTTGCAGATGATCGAGGGCAAAAGTTCCCGGATAATACAACTGTATTCAAGTTTGCAGCCGGTGATGAATTTACATTGATAGACATTATGATGCCTGATCAGTATATTACTAATGCTGAACAGAAGTTATATGACGAAACTGTAAAGGAGTACCAGAAAGTATCTCAAAACAATGTAAAATATACGCTTAACGTTGATCCGTTATTTCTTCAAGATAAAGGAGAAATTGGAATTGGTGATTTGCTTCCTATTAAGGATGCCGACTTTGGTATTGACAAAGCGTCCCGGATAATCTCATTGAAGAAAGACCTATTAACAGACACTTATACATCGTTTGATGTTGCAGACAGCTACGAAATATCACTTGTAAAGGAGATTGTCAATAACATTAAAGACCTTCAGAAAGAAATTGCTTCTCAGAAAGTCATTAACCGTCAAAGTTATCTGGACGGTTATAGACGTGTAGAAGACCGTTTTTCAATGTATTTCGATGCAGATGGTAAAATGGATGGGAGCCATATAAAAGCTGATACAATTGATGTAGGAATGCTTTCTTCCGGTTCTAAGTCTCGTTGGTTCCAGCTGGAAGAAGTAGTATTTACTCCAAATTTAGGGAGTGATCCAAATTCATTCCGGGCAACAGCAGGTAGACTTGTGCACTTTGGTATTAAAACAAGTTCCGGTGCAGAGCGAGTATGGAATCTTTCAGCATTAACAGTAAACAACCTACTAAATCAGGGGTACTATGTTTACGCAAAGTGTGATATAAATGGAGATTATGGAACATTTGTAATTACTCCGGACAGAATTTTTTTTGATTCTCAGCCTAATTATTACCACTTCCTTATTGGAAACTTATATACAGCAGACAGTGGCGGACGTGCCTTTGACGCTAACTATGGAGTATCACAGATGAACGGACGAATGATTTTTGCTGGTGTTATCAGTGATATTCAGGGAAGACCTATGATTGACTTAGATAAGCGTGAGATTATCGGGAAGGTTACATTTACCAACGATAGCCCGGCACTTAATCAGGTACAGGTGAATATTGATAAATCAAAATCAGAAAGCATTATAGCCTCTAAAGATTACGCTGATGCTCAGGATAATTTGAAAGAGATTACTACAAAAGCTTATGCTGACGGTATTGTAGATGCAGAAGAATCAAGAGCAATAGCAGATGCAACAGCAAAAATGGAGTCAGCAAAACTGCACGCACAGGTATTAGTTAACGATATAGAAATTGGCGGTCGTAATTTAATATTACAATCCAAAAGGGTGCCTGTAGAAATGGGCGGTGGGTCTTCATTACAATTGGAAGCTGGTGGCTTTCAATTAACCAATGCAACAGAGTTTTGCAGGTGGAATACTTCAAACGTTTCACAAGGATTACTCACTCTCTCATTTAAAATTAAAAGAATTGAAGGTCAGGGAGACGGTCGCAATATTAGGTTTTACAATGGCACAGGTTACGAGGAAATACCGAATACTTCTAACATTACAACAGAAACTATTGTTACACATAATTTCCGTAATTCTGGAAATATTCAAGGCTTATATATGACCTTTTTAACAGGCAGAATCGAAATTGCATGGATGCAGTTGGAAAGTGGTAATAAATCTACAAACTGGACACCTGCACCAGAGGATGTTGATAATAGAATCAAGCAAAACGAGCAACAAACAGCCATAGCAAAAGCGCAGGCGGATAATGCCCTTGCGACTTCTAATATAACAAGTCAAAAAGTTTCATTCTTAAGTACTACTATTAATAATAACGTTGTATCAACAGGCACTTTAGAAGTTGGTGATGTCGTTGGGGCTAATGCTGGGATTACAGGGGTGACAGATAGAGGTAGGCAATCTGTTCGTGTGTATGCTGGTGCTCCTTATGCCAATAAAAATACAGCTCCATTTACTTTACAAGATGATGGACTTATTGTGATGCATCACCCTAACGGAAACAAAGGCTTTGAATTAGGTATTGTTAACGGAAAGTTGGTGTTTAATGTATACGATGATGTTAACAATAAAATTATGGAAATGGGAAGTGCAGGAATTGTATTCGCAAACTACATTCCAGATTCGTGGTCTACTTTCTATTTAGGTAAATTCAATTCATCATCTTATAACCCATATAATCTCAATGAAGTAAGTTCTTTTGCTAATGCTAATACTAAACAGGAAATGCTTAATAATCCCGGAAACATAAACGATCCAGAACACTGGTTAGTCACAATTCCGAAATCAGATTCTGAATGGGTAAATTATTCACAGTATAGTGCTGGGACTTCTTACGATTCAAATACGTATAAAAAGTACGAAGGAATATACTATAAAGGAACTTTGCAAAAACCACAGAAACCAAACGATTATACAGAGAAACTGGCTGACGGGTGGTATTATTATACCGTTTCCACACATGTATGGAAGCAAAGGGGCAACCCCAATATGAATGGAAGGTATGAATATGCCTTCACCCTATTCAGATTATCTCAGGGGCAACTTGTCGAGACATTGAATTATGAACTATCCGGAATCGTATAAATAAATAACAAACAAAACTAAATACAATGGGAACAACCACAAACACAGAAAACACAGTTAGAACAATTATTTCAGACAATCGCCAAATCCAGTCAAAAGCTATTATCTCCGGTAATACGGTTACATTCAATTACAGTTATAACGTAAGCCCTCAGAAGGCACCGTTTGTAATTGGGTTCACAGTTCAACGAGGGAAAGCAGGAGACCCGGAGTTTAACGGCAACAATGCAATTACAGGTAGCTATTATCCAGAGAACGACACTTTCGATAGCAAAACGGTAGGAACAAAGCCCGGAGACGAAGCTCTTAAAGAAAGCATCCTTGCTGAATGCAAAGCGATTGTTGCGGAGCTTACCACTCCTGCTCAGTAAAAACCAAATCACATTTAAAAACTAAAACAATAACCATGACACAAAACGAGCTTCTTTATGATACTAGCAGAATAACTGCTATTCTGCTAACAATCATAGTGGGCGTATTGGGTCGTATTGGGTACTTAGTTTCCCAAGAAAAAAAAATTAAAACAGGAATGGTACTATCTGCATTATCTATGGCAGTATTTGCCGTATTTGTAGGTGAAACATTCCTGTTTAATTCTGGGTATAAAGATTACCGGCTTCCGGCCCTTACTCTTATCTCCTTTTTTTCTCACGACTTAATCGTATACCTGGATAAAAACAAGAAAAAATATCTTGACCGATTCTTTAACAATAAAAACAATAACAATGAAAACAACACTCAGTAATTTTTATGCAAAGCTGCTTATTGTAATAGTGGCGTTAGCAGGTGTATATTTCGCAGAGCATATTCAGAAACTATATATTTCCGCTTTCTTCATCTCTGCTGCATTCATCGGCTCATTTTTCATGCACCGAAAAACATTTCCTTTTATCCTAATCGGGTTAGCCTGCTATTGGGTCGCTATTATGAAGGACCTTTGGGCAGACTATAATTATTATGATCTCCTTTCTAGGTATCTGTGGACTTCCGGAAATGTACTTATGTGCATTGGGGTTTTGTATTTATTCTATGAACAATTTAAATCTAAAACCAATGAGAGCAATACTAATAGTAACAATTAGTCTTTTCCTTTTTGGCTGTGGAACCCGTCAACGGGAAGTTAACATTTCCAAAGAGCAATCAAACTCAAAAATAGAAACTTCCGGATCCGAGAAATCCAAAACCGAAGAAAATACTAAATCTGAAAAACAAAACACTTCTGTGAGGGAATCCTCCGGAAGTGTTGAAAAGTCTACATCAGAGAAAGGGAATATTGTTACAGATCATACTTCAGATAAAAATACTTCCGAAAAGCAAAACGAATCTTATACAAAAACATCAAAGGTTAAGGAGTATTATGAGAATGGTAATCCCAAATCTGAATCTGAAACCAATGAAAGCATGAGTAAAGAAATATACCGGCTTAATTCAGAGATAGATTATTTGAAGTCCACAACTCAAAATTCAAAGGAAGAAATAACAAAACTCACAGCACAAAATAAGCAACTTTCATTTTCCAATGAGAGCCTGATCACTCAGGTTAAATCTCAAAAAGAAATTAATCAGAAGCTTACTGCTGAAAATAACAGCTTTAAAAAGAGTAAAGACCTTAAAGTTAAATCAAGTCGCCCCATGTGGTGGTTATATGGTTTGCTTTACCTAATAGGAATGGCTACAATTCCACTGATAAAACTATTTATAAATAACCGAGTAAAATTGAGATCATGAATGTTTTCACAGAATTAGAAGACCATCCAGGTTATTATACTTTTAAATGTCCAGCTTGTAGACATGCTCATTATGTTAATACTAATCCTGAGTTTGGAATAGTATGGCAATTCAATGGAGATTTAGCAAAGCCAACAGTCTCTCCTTCCATATTTGTGAATGCTTCTGGAACAAACCCGACAGTTCCAAAATGTCATTCTTTTATAAAAGAAGGTAAAATACAATTCTTAAATGATTGCACACATAAATTAGCAGGACAAACAGTAGAATTAATATAAAAACTAAAACAATGACACCTAAACAATTTACAGATACATATCTGCCATTTGCAAGACAAACTGAGAAAAAAACTGGAATTTCTGCACTGGCTATATTGGCTCAGGCAGCAGTTGAAAGTGGCTGGGGGAAAGTTGCCCCCGGAAACATGTTCTTTGGTATCAAAGACACTGATGGAATAAATGGAAATGAGCAACTTCTAACTACAACTGAATATACTAGAACTGCTAAAAATCCAATGCCGGTCGCAATATCTTCTACTCCTGTTATTCGTAATGGTGTGAAGATGTTTAAACACATAGGAAAGGACTATTTTAGTAAGTATAATAGCCCTGAAGAAAGTTTCACAGATCATGCAAATTTCTTTTTTCGTAATAAAAGGTATGCAACAGCTTTAACCGTTAAATCTGATCCTAACAAGTTTATTGACGAAATTGCAAAAGCAGGTTATGCCACGGCACCGAATTATGCATCTGTATTAAAAGATGTCGTAAAAAGTATTGCGAAGTTTGTATAAATATTCTGGAGGATAAAATGTCCTCCGCTTTTTAAAAGCTCTCACCCCTTTAAAAACGAACCCACTGGCTACGGAGGACAATGTCTTCTGGAGCCAGTCTTTTTTATGTTTAATTGGGTAGGATTACAAATCTACAAAAACTAATATTCAAATAAAATTAATACCAATGAAAACAAACAAGTATCATAATATATTAAACAAAATATTACAAAAAGGCCATCATCAGGAAAATAAGAAAGGGGGAATTACATATTTACTTAATCAGACTATTGAGCTAAAACCTGGAGATCTTTTAGAAATATTTGAAGGTCATGGAATAGCAAGAAATAAACTTAAAACAGAAATGGAATTGTTCCAGTCAGGTGAAAGGCTTACAGAAAATTATCGTGCAGCAGGTATAACATGGTGGGACTATTGCGGACCAATACTTGTTAATTCTTACCCTACATATTTAGAGCAACTTCCTGATCTGATTAGAAAGATTAATAAAGAAAAACGTAATAGTAAAAATTATATATTGTTCTTAGGTAGGAATGATATAGAAAGTAACCAAAATCCGTGCTTATCTCTTATACAGTTCCAAATTAACAATAATAAATTGGTTCTATCTGCTTATCAAAGAAGCTCAGATGCAAACCTTGGTCTTCCAGCAGATATTTATCATTTATATCTTATAAGTAGACAAATAGATGTTCCTTTAAAGAGTATTACCTTATTTTTAGGAAATGTTCATATATATGATAATAATAAAGAAGGGACTACTCAATTGCTTTCTGGAGAACCTGTTAAATTCAATTTAAATGTAAATTAAATTACATTACGGTTTCCCGTAAAGTATCAAAAATGTTTCTATATACTTTTGAATAGTATTATAAATTCCCAGAAGGTTATTGTCTAGGAATGTGATTTGGTTGGTCCTGAGAAATCGGGGCCTTTTTTTGTAATATTGTATTTATGAAAATATTGAAAGACGAAATCGGAACAATTTATATATTACAGGATAAAAAACCTTATTTTTTGGTAGAACTTATAAATGTAAAACCTTTTGAGATAAAGTTTATACATAAAGATGTTTTTGAATTTTATAAATCTTCAGAAAAAGAAATTTCAGAACAGATAGAAAAATTTGTTAAAGAAAAATTAGAGTTTTAA